AGTCGTTCGTCGGTCTGCCCAGAACCCAACCCTACATTGACGGTACAATCCATATTAGAGTCCCAAACCCGTGGATCAACTGGCACCCACTCGTCACGCAATCGTACTACGCGCTCACGGTCTTGGTGTAGGATCACAAGTCTCAGCATCCCCTTGAACATTCGCTGGAATCCGTCGGCAAATAGGCGCGCCATCATTTCAAGGTGCTGTTCAGCGCCACGAATTGTAGCAGTCACAGCCGCCCTGGTCGTGGACTGAAGAACGTCGGGGTCAAGCCCCTGGGATGCAGCGGTTTGGCCCGTTCGTGATTCCTTCATTGCGTCTAAATACTGAATCATAGGGAACGCCTCTTTCCCCAAGAACGGTACATCCAACTGTTGGACCATCCCTGGCTGACGCATTCTTATAATAGACCCAACCTCTGGATTCAATACATCATCCATGTCTACCATGCCTTCGACCACACCAGTGCGTGGGTACAGCGAAAACGACAGCGAATCCAACATTCCTCTTAATACCGCGCTTTTCACTCGTTGAATGTCTTTTGTTAAATCCGCAATATCGCTACCAAAGAACACATGAGGCTCTGGATCACAACTAAACATTGCAAACGGAATGGAGTCTGCGGGTTCGTTGTTCACGACCTCGTAATTACTACCAACCGTACATACACGACGAAGTTCGGCTATTCCGTCTCCATCGTAGTCGATATAGCACCACGCTTCCGTATATAGAACACGCTTACGCTCGTATGTGGACGATGGACCAGGTACGTCGCTATCCGCGTAACGCGCCCAATATTCGTCACTATCCGTAAAGGCCACTTCATCTGACAAGTGGTCGTCAAGCATTTCCCTGTCATAGCCAAGGGCCACCAAGTCGGATACTGTCGCCATCGTTCTGTGTCCAACGACCTGTGCGTCGTTCAAGGACGTGGCCGCAGCGTCTACAAAGAATTCTTCAGGGGGCATTGTCTCTACCCGCACCTGATTTCTTTTTCGCTTCCGCTTGATCTCCACGTCGTAAACCTGTGGGACAGGCGCCCCTTGCTCCTCCATCATCGCCGCTTGTTCTTCGGAGATACCAGGGGCGGGGGAACCTTCTACCGATACTGCTTCTACGCCTTCTTCTTCAAGTATTAGCCCTAGCGCGCCTTCGTCCAGCCCTTCAAAGCTGTGGGTGTGTACCTCTACACTGTCGTCCCACCACCATTTGACGAATCCGCCCTTGTTCATCAGCGCGTCCTTGAACACACTGTAAAAAATTCCTATCGCATCGTTGTCCTGCCTCAAGATATAATTCAGATAATCGGTTGCCTGTTCTGACATGGCGACATCGGATTCATTTCTGGGGACGAATTCAACAACTTTCTCGGACCCAAAAAATACCCGCATCATCGACGGGAGTATGGCTTGCACGCTATCCCGTACGTCGCGGCTAACGACTTGGCTTCTGCCGTCTACCTCGTTACCAAACGGATCGCCACGATAGTATTTCGTAGATTCTGCCCGTATCGGGGAGATGTCGTCGTCTATGTATTGAATGGCGTCAGAGATATACGCACCGACTACAGATTGCAGTTCGGTCTCGTCCATCCCTATGCCAGATTCAGTTTCTGCCTCGTCTATATATGCCAATATATAATGCCCTCCATTTCAAGTCGCATATGTAGATAGCGATTCAGGGGCGCCTTCGATTCTGGGCGTAGAAACGAGCGTTAGTCTTTGGACATTTAAGCAAACCCATTAGGACACCACACCCTTATCTGGTTTGCCCCCTAAACCACTCCCACAAGATTGCGTCTAATCTTACCCATATGCCTACCTGTTCGTCCACCCATAGCAGTTCCAGCATCGGACGCAAACGTCAAAACAAATGCGTCGGCAGAGTCGGGGGAGGACACACCCCTGCGCTTCAAATCTGCCTTTGATTCAATCTTCACCCTACCACTAGATGTAAAGGTATATCGGACTGTCGTCAATTCTGACTTCAATAAATCATCCCGTGGCAATCTTACATTTCGCCCCTCTAACCACGTCTTGGCCTTGTACCACAACTCGGCCCTCAGGTTCAAATAATGCTGGCCCATCGCTGGACTTTCACTGACGTTAATGGCATAGGCTGGCAACTGAAGCTCTCGTAGTCGATCAGCTACGCCAGCGCCAAGCCCGATAGCATCGACAAAGATTTCTGTCGGCTTTTCAAGGCATGAGTCGTATTCAGCCTTGATTGCTCCTGTGAGTTGCATTGTGTCCAAATTTCGCCAGAGCCTGATCGGTTCCGTGATGGCATTCCCTTTTCGCTTACATAGTGCAGAGGCGTCTGCGCCGAATCGTGCCACGTCGACACCCCACACCGTATTGCCAAACTGTGTGGGTTCTATATCGCGGCTAATCGCTTCCGCAACCAATTCTTGAGGAATGACAGTATCATCGTCTCCCCTGGGGAATTCCCCTAGAACTCTGACGCGATAAGTGTTGGACTCTTCCCCGTAGCGTAACCTACATTCCTCGACATACTCTTTGGACACTCGCTCGCTCGTTTCACACGAAATGTGAAATGTTTTCCACCGATTGGACAACTTGTTAAATGTGTCGTAAAAGTAGCCCGTAGAGCGAATAGGGTTGCCCGCCAGCACCATAGTGGCATGATGCGCCGACATTGAGCCTCCAGCGGACTCATATACCTGTTCAGGGACACCACTAGCCTCGTCGCATATCAATAAAACGTGATCTGCGTGGACACCCTGTAGCGCGTCGGGCTGTTCAGCCCTGCTGGTCTTAGCTGATATGAAGTTCCGCTCTGGGTCCGCGATCAGTTCAATGCGGTCGGATTTGACATTAAAAAGATCACGAAACCCAGGCGGAGACTGTTTTAGCCATGATTTTGTTTCAGGAAGCAGTGCGTCGTGCAACTGTGCGGATGTCGGGGCGGTTACCACAACCTTCGCGTGATAGTGCGTGGCGATCCACCAAAGTGCGAGCCAGGAGAGGCAACTTGTCTTTCCCACGCCGTGACCCGACCTAATACTTACACCGCGATTCTGCGCGGCAACGGCTGCCATGACTTCTTTCTGCCAGGGATCTGGTTTCGCACCCAACATTCCTTCCACGAAGAGGGTCGGGTCTTCCCGCATCTCCTCCTGGCCTGGAAGTATACTCAACGTCCCATAGTCTTTTTTCTTGCCTTGGCCGCTCGCAATGCGTTTAGATGCTTCTCGGCCATTTCGTTTGATTTGTGAGTTTTGATGGTGATCCAGCCGATAGGTTTTTTTACCTGTACGCTCAAGTTAGTCTTACGGTATGGCATTTAGTCCGACATCTCCAGTCGTAATGTTTTCCCATATCCCCAAACTACACAGCAGAAACCATGACCGTCAAACTAGACATAGTAGTTAATTATTATTGAGTATACTGTTTACTATTGTTCTGGATCTGTTCTAAGTCAGTGGCATATTGTAGGATATATGGCGCCACTAAGGCACTTATCTGCCACTTTAACTGTCCTTAGTCTCGGAGGCAGTGGGGCCGATACCAAGTGACTTACGTTGCTTCGGAGTAAGCTCAACGCCTTGGACGCCTAGCCACTGGCACACAGACTCAGTATCCAGCTTGGCGGGGGAAAAATTCGATATAGCATCGTACGCCCTAGTCAGCAATCTGCGCTCTGGACTGCCGTGAGTGTAAAATTTAAGGCGCCCCTTAATGTTATCGGCTAGACTGGTCAATTCAGTGTCGGTCATACATTGCTCCTGTAAAAGTGATGATTGATAATTTTAAGATTGGGGGAAAAAGGCAAGGCGATGTGCGTTGACGTGTACAGGTACGGGGGGTTGGCAACTGCGTCGGGGGGCCTCCCCGTGGGTCGTTTTTTGGCACGTTTTCGGCGTCGGTTTCGACGTGATTTCGGCCACGGTTTCGGGTCCGAAAATGGGCGCGACTTCGGGTCGATTCTTGGTCGGATTCTGAGCGCGATTCTGGACCGATTCTCTAGTCGATTCTCTAGTCGATTCTCTTGGGATATCCCGATCAAGGTTCGACCAGTTTGGCCCACTAAGAACCGACCAAGCTGGGATAGGTTTAGAACTAGCGGTTCTAGTTCGAACCTAAACCGTTTACGCGTGCGCGTTGGGTTCGGTCAACGCCCCGAACGCCGCCACAACGCCGTCACGGCGTCCCACTACTCCACTTGACCCACCGACACCCCCTACCCTATTTCGTCGCCCACAGCGCCTCCTTGGCACCTTATAATTGATTCCTGATCGTAACCCTATACTGCACTAGTCGGGTCCCTATTCGACCAACCGCCTATCTTACTAGTTCGCGGAATAGGCGAACGAATAACCGTAAGGATTACGCTCTCACCTGATAGCAGCAGCTCCGAGTCTTACGGTTTAAACGTGGGCCGTCGGCGTGCTGTCAGTATTCCACCTGATAATCAGCATTATCTAGTCGGAATAGGCGAACAGTATAAACGACGAAGGGCCGCCGCTCTCCGAAGAGAATCGGCGACCCATTGCGGACCGCTGGTAGGACTTCGACCGACTAGGTGTCTAGTCGGATCACTTCGCCGAACGGCGCTCTCGTACGGTATCCAGTCGCGACCCATAAAACTGGGTAGTCGGGCGCGTGTTCTGGGAAGCCGCCGCCGCACGGTTCTAAGTCGGTAAGATAGATCAACGCCGCGGGTCGGTCGGTCGCGTTGGCTTCGACCCATTCGAACGCTGGTCGAAAGTCGGTCCAACCGCCGCCCTTCGGTGCCAGTGTGATCTCTTCGCCGCGACTGAATCGGTCGACCGCTTGCACCGCGTAATCCGCATAGATAACCGTGATGGATTCCGCGTCGGTCTCTTCGAAGATTTCGCCGACTTCTTTCGCGTATTGTGATAGTGTCACGTCGTCGACCGACCCCGACGTATCAACGACCGTGACTAGGTGTCCCATTCCTTTCGCGCCTAGCTCTGGGATGTGGAAATCATCTTCACTAAATCGACGGTCGCACGTTGCCCAGTCGTAATCGACCGCGGCGACTTGATCGGCGAAGCGCCGTAGTTCATTTCTCCAATCCGCCTTCGATTCAGTAGCGTGTTTTGCAAGCCGCGTCGACGCCGCGTCTAGGCCGTCGAATTTATCCGCGACCATACGCGCCTGAGTGACCGCCTTCTTGATTTCATTTTCTAGGTCTTCGCGGTCTAGATCCGAAGGCGCGTCGCGTACTTCGCCGACTTCGCCAAACTTAGCTGGGCGCTTCGGCTGGTCGGAATCTTCGTCGGCACCTTCTGGTAATTCATTGTCAGCAGATTGACCGTCGGAATCTTCGTCGGAATCTTCGTCGCCTTGCTCGCCGTCGTCGTCGGAATCTTGGTCGCCGTCGTCGCCGCTTGGACCGTCGCCGTCGTCGGAATCTTGGTCGCCGTCGTCGGAATCTTGGTCGCCGTCGTCGTCGTCCGAACCAGCGCCGTCTTCGTCGTCTTGCTCGGCTACTCTTGCGAAGATCCATTCGGCGGACCGCCCCGAATAATCGTCGTTCAACAACGCGCCTTCGGGCAATGTGAAGCCAGCCAAAATTAGTTCGGCATTTAAGGCGAAGTCGCACGCGACATTCCAAAAGTAAGGATCGCGACCGTCGCGGCGGAAGTTATGACCTAGCGCAATGTGGGCGACTTCGTGGGCGACCAGTCCGACACATTCCGCGAAGGTCAAGCCTAGAATCCAAGTCGGATTGTAGCCGATATTTACGCCGTCGGTATAAGCGGTCTTGCAGGTCGCGTCTTCGATCAGATCCGACCGAAGAGATAGCGCGCCCCAAAATGGAAAATCCATGACAAGAGTAGTCCGCGCCTTGCTCATTTTTTCGCGTGCTGTGGTAATCATTTTGCACCCCCGAAAACGTCGCCCATATCCGAAAGAATCTTCGACGCCTTCGACGCTACGTCACGACGCGTTGTCGGGTCATTCCGAAGGTCTTCGGCGTCGACTGTGGATAGTTCGCGCTCGACCCGCTCGCGCATCGCTTCTAGTTCCTTATCGCCTAGATTCAGGCGGCTTAAAACGTCGACCAAGTCGCGCCCATTCGTTACCAGTGTATCGCGGAATATCGCGGTTGGGTCGGACAGCTTGTCGGTCATTTTCTTGACCACTTCGACGAGCCGTCCGCGTGCGTCGTCGAGCGCTTCGTCGGCGCTGGCTTGGACCTTGCGAGCGACCGACGCCTGGAGCGCTTGTACTTCGGCTTCTGGTAGCGCAACGCGGAAGTCGCCGACGGTCGGCAACGGTAGGAAATCCGAAGCCATATCAAAACGGTGTCGCAGGTTCCAAGTCGAAGGATAATCGGAGTGGACGAACATACCGTTGAGGGCGGACTTCGCCGACTCAATAAGCAATGGATAGTCGCCGACAAATTTGGAAAGTAAGTTGTCAAATTCGACTTTCAAGGCTCGCATGATTTTAACGTATTCCATGTAATTCGACGAAGGTAAAAGGCGGTAGCCGTCGTCGCCCCAAGCAAGGGTATTTTCATAATGCGCCGACCGCGCTTCGTTGCATAATTTAATAAGATCCTTATATGATTCGGCGTCACTAGCTAGGAGCTTCTTATTAAAGCGGCCCGCGTCTTGCGCGTTGTGTTGCGCGTTGACCGAAGCGGTCACGGTCTTGTCAAATTTGCGAGCGCTCCAGGTTGAGATTGAGAGCTTGACCAGTGTGGCGCGGGTGTGAAGGTCGTCTATACGTATCATTGTTCTAATCCTCTCTAGTTGCCAGCAACAAGGTCGCCCAAGTCGCCAGTTATGATTGAAGTAAATGCGGGGGTGTTTTGAATCGTTGGGTCGCGCTTAATCACATCGCGCACTAGCATCGCGGCGAACTCGCCGTGGCCTTCGACCAGCCGTTCGGCGAACCGACCGACGGCGGCGAAGTTGCCAGCATTGGCGCGCATTCCTAGCGCCGTGATAATCGCCCATAAAACCGACGGCTTAACATTCGATAAGTCGAAGCCGTTCGGGTCATCAAGGATTGAATCTATCGTTGGCAATTCCGACTGGATTTTACGAAACGCGTCGAAGAAATTAAACGCGTCTGCGCCGACCGCGCCGACTAGCATTTCGTCGAGAACCGTGGCGCCTAGATCGGAGAAATCTTCCAGCACGTCGCTCGCGTGCTTCCAGGTTCTGGGTGACGCCGAATTCGTTAGGTCGGCGGTCGGCGCGTGTACAAAGAATTGATCGGGCGAGAACCGAAGGAACGCGACTAGCGTGGCGGTGTGGATACTGTCGGGTAATTTCGCGAGCGCCCAGTCCGACCAAGATTCGACGTCGGGTTCTAGCTCAACCAACGTAACGAAGCGCGACTTGACAGGTTCTAGGATCGCGCGAACGCCAGCGCGATCTTGCTTGCGATTCGTCGCGACGAAAAAGCACACACTATCGGGAATTTTATGGCCGTTAATTTTGCGGCCTAAAATCAGTTGCATGAAAGACGCCTGAACCGATTCGGGCGCCTGTCCGAAATCGTCGAGAAACCACACTAGCGTCTTCGTCGGGTCTTGATCCATCGCGCGCCGAAGGTCGGCGAACGGTACGAAGTCGGCGAACGTCCGACACTTGGAAATAGTTGGCATCCCTTTTGCGTCGATCGGGTTGGCCGTCACGGCGTGCGATATCATAACGTCGGCGCCTTCCGCTTCGACCGCTTGCAAGATTAGCTCAGTCTTGCCGATACCAGCGGCGCCCGCCACTAAAATGTTACGGCGTTTTTGAATGGCTCGTCGTGCCATTTTTACGAAGTTGGAAACTTTCATCTTAAAACTCCTGACGTGGTGGAAATAAATAACTAACAATTGACTACACTCCTAAGATATGGAAATGCGATACGATAACGCAAGCGCGTCACAATACGTTGCCAGAAAATCCGACCAAGATTTCGGCGCGCTGGTCGACGTCAAAAAAAATCACAAGCGCGAAAAAAACCGCGGCGAAGATTTCGACCAAGAATTCGACGCGCGAAATTCGACCAAGAATTCGACGCAAAATTCGACGCGAAATTCGACCAAGAATCCGACCAAGATTTCGGCGCGCTGGTCGACGTCAAAAATGGAAAAGTCAAAAAATGAATTTTTGAGAATAGTAAATGGCCGCGCCCCAGCGCACGTCGCGAGCGCACGTCGCGCGCGTACGAGGGCGTATGTGCGCGCGTGGGGAGAGATTCTTAGGGGATTCTTAGGAGATTCTTAGAAGGGATTCTCAAAGATTCTTAGAAGGGATTCTCAAAGATTCTCAAAGATTCTTAAGAATCGGCAGAAGTCTCTAAACAGCCCGCAGCGGGGCAGCCTCAAACCGTGACCCCTGAAAAGCCCTTAGTTAAGCCATTTCCTTCTGACAATGAATTGTCACGCGTTTGCTTGTCTGTTCAAAAGTCGTGACGGGCCAATGGTGTAACAAGTGCAGATGACACTTATGTACAATGGGAGATGTGCCGCGCTGGGAGGTGTGCCACACTCACACTTTCGCTCTCGGTTGTTTCCCTGGTTTTGTACGGGGGTGTTGCTGGGGATTGGGGATTCTTCACCGCAAATGGATTCTCAGGGATTCTTAAGGATTCTTAAAAAAAAGACACCGCTCTCATAAAGCAGTGTCCCTTCTTGCATGGTGTCCCCCTGAGTGGTGGTCACGAATGGTTTTGTTACGCGATGACTTCTCGCCACCGCTGGATATGGCTTACCCTAATCTATAGATCCCCCTTTCGCTTTCTTTCGAGAACCACTTCTAAGCATATCTTCCAGTCGTCGCAGGAGGACGACCGTGCCGTTGCATATATCACAACATTGTCCATCATGTAGTGGCCACGCGTTGTTACCAAACCCTAATATCTTACCTTTACATATTACACACTTCATACCTTCCCTCCCAGTTCTTCGGCGTCGATGTCATCTTCAGAGAGGTCCTCTATGCAATCAAAGTATTCTGCGTCTACAAAAATCGGCTGACTCTTGTCCACATACACACACAAGGTGTTGAACTCCAAGAACTCCCTGGCCTCTTCATGGGTCATGCCGTCACGGTCTACGAAAACCTTGATGCATTTCTGGA